AAACGAGCGTTTAATATTGTAATTACCAAGATCGTTTTTGATGTCAATACAATCACCGTCAACATCTTTTACATACGAACGGTCAATGGTTATGTTTCCACCAGTTTCAACGGCAATTCCATCCGCTGCGGTGTCGCCAGTATTAATTGGGTTGATTCGCTGAATTTTAACAAGATCAATGCTGATATTGCTACAAACGCCGGGTCCGAAATCGATTCCGGTAAGACCTTTTGTAGCCACCATTGAAATTGACGAATAAGTCGCAGTATTTCCAAGCTGATAAGTTCCGGTAGAACCTGTAACGCCAGTTAATTGAGCTTGTATTTGCCCAACAAGCGCATTACTTCCCGCAGTATAAACATTTGCCCCCACAAATATTACACCGCTGCTTATTGCGGTAATTGTCAACACGTTTCCTGAGGCAGAGGCAGTTATCCTAGCCGGGGTCATCTCCCAAGCAATATTTTGAATGGTTACGTTTGTCGCGGTTGCAGGAGACACCGGGGTTGCGTAAATCCCGTTAGCTGCAAATTTCAACGCAGCGGGCGATTCTGTCGCGGTGCAATTTCTGATCAAATAATTGCTACCGCCATTTCGATCTACAAATACGCCCCAAGCATTAAAATACCGTGTCTTGAAACCGTGGATTTCAAGGTAGCCATACTGGTCAACACTTTCAAACGGAGCTGTCTGACCAAATCCACCATCGAGAATTACGCTCTCGCCGGGATAGCGACGGACTCTTGTCCACGATGAAGACGTACCTCCCTTGAGGTAAACAGTCGCCGCCGCCATGTTATAAGTCCCGCCGCGCACATAAATCGTGCCGCCGACCCCGGCAGTCAGCATCGAGTTGGCCTTGCCAATGGTCAGATACGGACTGCCAATCGCCCCGGTGCCGGTTGAGTCGTTTCCGGTGGTGGCGACATACAGGATTGTCCCGGTCGTCTCAAGCGGCGGGTCGTAGGTTGAGTCAGCGCCGGTTACTTGCGACAGCCATGCAGGTTCGTAGCCAGTGCCGGGGACACCGCCGCCGCTACTGTTAAACCAGCTACCATTTCCGATAAGTACGTATCCCATCAGCCGGTCACCCACGTAACACTGTTTTGTAGTGCGTATGTTGGACTAGAAGCACGTTCTGAGTCCACCGTCACGTTCATGGTTGCAGCGCCTGACAACGTGGCTTCTATCGCAAACTTGAGCGCTTGTTTTGTGCGAATAGCGTCACCTAGCGGCATCAACGCCGTCTGTACTTTCACCGCGATATTGTTGGCGCTGGTGTTGTACAGCTTGTAGAAATTCAGCCCGATATTGCCGTACAGGTTAATAGCACCGGACGATGGGACAGACGTAACGTAGGCAACGCTACCTTGGCTGCTCAGGAACCACTTCTTGTCGAAGAAGATTGCCTGTATAGGCCGCGAACCCAAGACCGGATCGACGTATGTGAAGCTAAATGCCGCGCACAGGATGTTGTTAAGCATGACCTGGCCGCTTGTAACCGGCTGAGTAAAGTCGATAAGCGGGAAGATGCCATCTAGCGGGTCCGAGATCTTGTTGGTGGTAGACCCAATCAGGGCATACACACCGTAGTTGTTCATGAACAGGACGTTTCTGAAGTACGCAAACGCGATACCGCCTATCGCGCTACCCACGCTGGCGCTCACGTTGGTATTCGTGAATACGGTTGCCCCGTTGGTACCCACCCGGACATCCGAGAAAACGTTGATGCTGTCTTCGCCAAAGATGTACAGAAAGTTGTTAGCCGACAGCAGGGCTTTGATGTTGCTGTGCAGGGTGGTATCCGAGAGCGTCAGACTACCCGCTGAGACGCTTGTAAAGTCGCTGTAGGAGCCTGCTGCGCTGTAGAACACATTCCTACCGCTTGCGACCCACACGCGACCTGAAAACGTTGCTACGTCTGTGATGGTGTCTGTGGTGGCGTAGGCTGTAGCGGTGGCGTTGACGGTCGCGCCGCCCCCTGTGATGGTGACCGTGGGTGCGCTGGTATAGCCGGTACCAAGATTAGTCATGATCACTTGGCTGACCACATTACCGCTAACGATGGCAGTAGCGGCTGCGTTAGCGCCGCCTCCACCGCTAAAACTCACCACCACGTTTGCAGAGTTGCTGTAGCCAGACCCGCCTGTGTTCACCAGAACTGCGACTGTGCCTGTTTTGAAGGTCAGAAGTTGTGCAAGTGCGGCTGCGTTAGATCCGGTGCTGCTGGTAAACGTGACGGTAGGGGGAGATGTATATCCCGATCCAGCATTGGTGATTGCAAGTGTCGTAACAGAACCGTTGCCCAGCACGGCATTGGCGGTTGCTCCAGAACCGTTGTGGTTGGCGGTGATAGTGATTGTCGGGGTGGACAAATACCCGCTGCCGGGGTTGGTGATGATGATTTGCTGGACTTTACCGCTGGTCAAAACTGGATATGCAGTCGCCCTGACGCCGCCTACCGTTTCTGGCGGTGAAAACACGATGGTGGGAAGACTGTCGTACAGACTGCCGTCATTGCTGATTTTGGTATCAACAACCGTGCCCGCGCCTGCTGAGATGAACGCAAGTGCGGTGGCCTGCACGCCGTTACTGTCGTTAGGTGCGCTGATGGTAACTAGCGGAGCAGTCAGGTAGCCGATTCCACCGTTAGTGATGGACAGCGTGCCAACAGATCCCATGGCGACAACTGCGTTGCTGCCGCCGTTCCAGTTGTACAGTCCCTTGCTAGGATCACCGATAATCACCCGGTCAGATTTGTACTGATCAACCTTCACGCCTGAGCTTGAGAACGTGCCTGCTGCTGCAACGTTACCTTGCGTGCCAGCGGTGATGTTGTAGTACTCCAGCGCCCCATTGGACTCGGAGGCCAGCACGTAGTCTTGATTATTCAGGTTGACTGACCACAGCGAGACAACCGTGTTCGACCACGTAACCGCAACGTTGCTTGCTAGGTAAACCTGATTCTGGGATTGCAGAACTTTGATGTTGCCTGCCCCAATAGGCATGGCATTCTCAAGCCACGAAAACTCAGAGTCTTCAATAGCCGTGCGGTTGGCCTTGGTGTTGATACCCTTAAAGTTCTTGATGACCGCGTAAGACTTCTTTTGTTCTTGCGCGGCCATGTCAGTACGGTGTGCTGTAAGGGTTAGGAATTCGACGGGTGTAGACAGAGTTCAACACCGCGCTAACGTGCTTGATGTACTCCTGCTTGAAGATCTCGGCCTCGCCGTAAGACTGTTCCTGGTACTTAGCCTTGTGTGCAGCGTAGAACGACACAGGCCGGTTGTACGGCTCCATGATCGTGTCAACGTCACTGGTCAGCACCATGTCTGTCGGCAAGATGACGGAATCGATCTCGACGCTGTACGTCTGGTCGGGGATCGGCGCAATGTAGATCTGAGACTGACCGTACACGCTAAATGCGATTGGCCTGCCAAGGTAGTTCTGCCAGTAGCGCAAGTCACTGTTGAACTGCGTCCACGGCATATACCGCAGCGGGATGCGGCTGTTACCCCAGTAGATGGTGACGTTCAGGATGTCGAGCGTTGACGATCCTTGGGGAAGGCTTGAGAACGGGATGATCTCAGCATTCTGAACATACTTGATCGTAGCCGTGCCGTTGGCAAAAGCAGCAGACGGCGGGGTAGCAGAATAGCCGTCAGGGTAGGGCGGTGCGGAGGTTCCGAGTACGCCACCTACAGTTACTTGGTAAATGTAGATGTTGTAGTAGATGTACTGGTTGACCGCGACGACAGCGCCAGCAGACCAAGCAGTAGCAGCGATACCGCTAGGTGCAAGTGGTGTGTAAGTTTGCTGGAGAGTCCGCAGGCATCCGGTGTCACGAACAACACGGGCGCGGGCCTCATTGATATAGGTCGTTAAATCTGCGTCTGTCCAGAAGTTTGCGTTGGCATCATGTAGAAGCCGTCGCACTTCCGCTAAGTAGGTGGAGAGGGTCGCCATAGTTCACCATGTTCAGGCCCGTTTGCCGCGTTGAATCGGCAGTGCTACCACCCCCGTATTATCAGGCATCGCAACCGGCCCTTCTGTAATACGGAATTGATCCAGTTTCTTCAGCCCCTCCGGGATGTCCGTCGTCAGACGAATCCAGCCCAGTCGAGCAAGGTACGGTTCCTTGTCAGGATCGCACCATCCAAAAATATGTCGCGCAGCTTCCGGTGAAATCTCAACTGCTTTGCCAGCGGGGATGTGAACTCCCACCCCGGCAAAGGCATCGTTGAAATCTACATCAGTAGCGTTGTGAACAAACGGCATCAGAACGACACAACGTCACCGTACACCCGAATGTCAAATGTCGCGTTAGCCACGGCAGTATTGACGTTGATGTACAGAGCTTGAGTAGAGTTACCGCTAACAGCAGTGTTGCTCAGGAAGTTGTTAGCGATAGCAATATCCTGCCACGTTCCAACTACAGTCAGATTCGACAGCACGGTGTTAGCAGTCACAGCGTTTGCCGCAGCCTGGTTACCCGTGGGAGAAATCGTCACCGCAATGTTGGCAGCAGAAATGTTGGTGCTGGGGTTCTGAATCGTGATACGGCGGATAATCACCGAGCCACTGTTTGCAACCGCGCCACCGGCAGTCAGACCACCAACAAGGATGGGAACTGACAACACGTTAGCGCCGGTCGTTGTAAGCGACAGTGTTTGCGCTCTGGCAATGCAAAAGTTGCCAAAGTTGTCGGGGTATAGCTGACTTACTGCGTCTGCATTAGCCATCTTGGCCCCCTTAGCTCAGGAACGTGCCAGAGACAGGATTGCCGCCGTTGACCGTAAAGAGAGTAACGTTAACCGTACCACTGATAGCGTTTGCCCGGATGTTGAAACCGTCCGACACAACGATGCCGCCAGTGTTGTTACCCATAATAATCGTCCATGCGTTGGTCGACGTATTCGGGTTGTAGTTGTTAATCTCGATGGTCAGGTTGCCGGTAGCCGGGAGCCAGTACAGACCAGCGGGGATGTAAACCGCGTTGATCATGCTGGTGGCGTTACCGCCGCCGACTGCCGAGAGGTTACCCGTTGCACCACCGTACAACTGGTTGGCAATGTTTCCGGTAACCGGCTGAGGATACGAACCAGCAGTGTTAGCCGCTGCGTTCGCAATAATGATTTTGTTAAGACCCAAGGCCATTTCAGTTCTCCCTTACAGACTAATGGAGTTGAGGCCCGAGACTCGCGTCATCGATTTCGGCTTGGTGTTCACCAATTCGGCAATCATCAGAACCGCACCGACATAACCGATCTGCCAGTTGGGCAGGGTCGACTCAAAGCCGGTGAACACAAACGAACCTTGCTCATGGATGTAGAGCGACAGGTAGTTCGTGTTGACGAAGTACAGGGTGCCTTCCGGGCAATACGGATCAGGATAGATCGGCACGCCAGCAACCATCAGAGCGCGGAACGCTGCCGACGGGCCGTTTGCATCACCATCAAATCCATGACCCGGAGTAATCACATACTGCTCTTGACCAACAAAGTCTTGAGCCAGCAGCGTCCAGGTTCCGAATCCGCACACGCCAAACGTCGGGACTTCAGCGCCATTCTTCACAGTACCGGAGATGTACTGAAGAATGTTCTGACGAGTCGGGTTGACGTTACCGGCAGCGTAGACCTTTGACTTCCACCACGGGTAGGTGGTACGGCTAATGTTGCCGTAAGTCGTCAGGTTGGTCGAGTCATCAATGGCCGCAGGCAGACCAATAAACTGCTGGGTATTGGTCGTGTTGGTGTAGAGCGCGGTTGCCATCGCGTCCATCATGACGTTGGTCGTGTCATTCATCCGGGCTTCGATAAGCGGGATGATGGCAGCGTCAGTC